CTCATCAGCCGTATTGCTACTGACCCAATCGACTCTTTACCAGAGTGGGAGGCAGCAGAAGAACCTTGGCAATTCTTAGCAAGTTGTGAAGAGTATTATCATTGTGTGATCACAGCTGATAGACAATTCACATCACTGCCTGTTGCTGTAGACGCAACCTGTAGTGGTCTCCAAATCTTGGCAGGACTCGCACGGGATAAATCAACAGCTAAACTGGTTAACGTCCTTCCCGGTGATAAACCTCAGGACGCCTATAAGGTAGTAGCTGAGGTTGCTATGTCCTCGGTACCTGAACGCTTACGTCCTCACCTAGATAGGAAGAAGACTAAGCGATGCGTCATGACTATCCCTTACAATGCAAAGCCTTACTCCAACAGGAGTTACATCAAAGAGGCTTTCTTGGAGGATGGGATAGAGCTTGAGAAGGAAGAGCTAACTGAAGTTGTTAAAGCTATCAGGTCAGCTATGGATGTGGTCGTACCAGGTCCTATGGCTGTCATGAAGTGGATTGAGACTGAGGTAGCAGCTGCTGTGAAGCGTGGTGCACAATACCTTGAATGGACTACACCATCAGGGTTTGTTGTACACCAGAAGCTTAACAAGAAGCAGTTCCAGTCTATGGAGCTACAGCTACTAGGTCGGTGTAAGATGAGTGTTGCTGTTGGTGATACCGATAAGGTAGACATAAACCACCACAAGAACGCTACTGCCCCTAACCTGATCCACTCACTTGATGCTAGCTTGCTACACTTGAGTGTCCTACGCTTCGACGCACCGATTGCTCTTATTCACGACTCTGTGCTTTGTCGTGCAACGGATATGTCTACCCTATCCTCCATTGTACGAGAAACCTACATGCACTTGTTCGCAGAGCATGATTACCTACGAGACTTTGCACAACACATTGGTGCAGAGACTGACCCACCGATCATTGGTGATCTAGAACCAGAGACCGTGATCGAATCCACTTACTTCTTTTGTTAATGTCACAACCCATCCACGTTACTCAACAGCCTGTTATCCTTGAAGGTTATCAAGCTGTACTGAAACCATCTAAGTTTGGCTATTCACTGTCTGCACTCCTGGACTCCCAGCTCATCGAAGCATTGGAAGAGGATCGCAAGGAAACACTCAAGTGGGCAGAGTCCAAACTGAAGAACCCTAAGCGTAGTGTCCTCAAGCCTGAACCCTGGGAAGAGGTAACTGAAGGTTCTTATAAGACTAAGTTCTCCTGGAATGAAGAGAACCGTCCCCCTGTTGTAGACAGTGAGGGTACACCTATCACTAATGCTGACCTGCCTGTCTATAGTGGCAGCAAGGTTAAGCTTGCTTTCCGACAGAAGCCCTACATCCTCAAGGATGGTGTCACCTACGGCACTAGCCTTAAGCTTGTAGGTGTCCAAGTAGTAGAGCTTGGTGGTGGTGCTGGTATCGATCGTGGTGACCTTGGTGAGACTGAGGTAGCTGCACTGTTCGGTCAGACTAGTGGCTTTAAAGCTGGCTCTGTGCCTGCATCCACTAGTGATGATGTGTCTGATGATGTCGTCGAGGATGACGATTTCTGATGGCATTCCGCTCAGGACTTGAAGAGAAGGTCGCTGATCTTCTCACCAACCTGGGTGTTAAATACGAATACGAATCAACCAAGGTACCTTACGTACTACAATGCAACTACACGCCAGACTTCCTCCTACCTAATGGTATCTACCTAGAGACCAAGGGTCAACTAACGGAGGAGGATAGGCGTAAGATGAAAGCAGTCAAGGCAGCACATCCTGACCTTGACATTCGTTTCGTATTTCAGTCACCCCACAACAAGATCTACAAAGGATCAAAGACCACCTATGCTAAGTGGTGTGAGAAACACGGCTTCCAATACTGTTCGTTCCACTCGATTCCTATTTCATGGCTGACGTAACTAAAATCAGGCAGGTTGTCGCTACTCTGATTGATGCCTTTGATAGCACCAGCTCACCCAATGATATCATCGAAGCATTCGAGGATGAGCTTGATGCTTATGAACAACTGATTCAAACTTACCACCAAAAGTAATGCGTCCCACTATGTACGGTTCTGTTGAGTTCTTCGCTGATGGCTTCAGCGAATTCCTCGCTGGGGTTGATAGTACAAACCCAGCAACCACAGAGAATCTCATTCAAGGTTTTTATGAAGCACTAGACTCATGGTTCGAGTACCACGATGAGCAAGCACGAACTTATGCAGAACTCCGAAAGCGAGTTCGTGAGGCACTTACCATGTGATGCATGTGGGTCATCTGATGCAGCTAGTCTGTACTCAGATGGCCACACTTTTTGTTTTTCATGTAACGCCTACACCAAAGGTGATGGCGATGTTCACACTCATAAAATGTCTACAAATGTCCAACTCCGAGGTTCAGCCGAGCGGCTGCAAAAGCGGAACATCTCAGAAAAGGTTTGCCAACAATACCGCATCTATAAAGACGGAGACGTTCTACGCTTCTATTATTTCGACGATGCTGGAGTCGCTAAAGGCTGCAAGGTAAAGACAAAGAGCAAACTATTCACCTATGAAGGAGAAACACCTGGAACCCTCTTTGGACAACATTTGTTTCCCGCCACTGGAAAACGAGTCGTTATCACTGAAGGGGAACTCGATGCAGCTTCGTGTAGTGAGGCTATGCCGGGGTGGCCGATGGTATCTCTACCTAGCGGTGCCGCAGCGGCCAGGAAGTCGATTCAACGGGCTCTCCAATGGCTCCAGGGCTATGAAGAGATTGTCCTGTTCTTCGACAATGACGAGGCAGGCCGTAAAGCGTCGGAGGAGGCAGCAGGGGTCTTACCACCTGGCAAGACAAAGATCGCAAGACTTGAGGAATACAAGGATGCGTCAGATGCCCTCCAAGCCAATGACCCTGAAGCAATTCGTCGATCGATATGGGATGCAAAGCCGTATCGTCCAGATGGAATTGTAGACGGAAAATCTTTGCTCGATGTAGTAACTACACCAAATCCACCGTCAGATCATGACTACCCATTTGAAGGACTCCAGCAAAAACTTCACGGGATCCGATATGGAGAGCTTGTTACAATTACTGCAGGCTCTGGTATTGGTAAATCCTCGTTCTGCCGTGAACTCGCAACTCACCTTCTTAACAACGGAGAACGAGTTGGTTACTTGGCACTTGAAGAAAGTAACCGTAGAACCGCCTTGGGACTGATGTCCGCTGCTGTTGGTAAATCACTTCACCTTGGTAACCATGACCGAACTGCCCTCACCGAAGCTTATAATCACAGTCTTGCTAAGTGGAACCTGTTTCTTTTTGATGGCTTCGGTTCTTTCGACCCAGACGTTATCTATAACCGAATTGAATACCTTGCTTGCGGGTTAGATACTAAGGTCATCTTCCTTGATCACTTGTCTATCCTTATGTCTGGACTAGAGGGTGATGAGAGGCGGATGATTGATGTCACTATGACCAAGCTGCGTTCCCTTGTAGAGCGTACTGGCATTGCTATGTTCCTTGTCTCCCACCTACGACGCACATCAAATGACACAAACCACGAAGAAGGCGCCCGAGTTACCCTTGGACAACTTAGAGGTTCGGCAGCTATTGCTCAATTGTCAGATGGAGTTATTGCGCTTGAACGGAACCAGCAAGCGGATAGAGGAGGCTCTTCAACGACTGTGCGAGTCCTCAAAAACCGTTATAGTGGGGAAGTAGGTGTTGCTTGTCAGCTTACCTATGACCTCGATACCTGTAAATTCACTGAGACTGAAGCTAATGACTTCGACCCAACAACCGACTTTTAAGGAAGTACTTGAAACCACTACTGGTGAGTACTATTTCCGTACTTATGCATGTGACGGTTACCCACTTTACATCATACCTGAGAATGACCCCGCTGTTTACCTAAAGCGTCCTAACCCACCTACACCTGAGGCAATCAAGCGAGCACAGTTCGTTGATAAGACCTATCGCTGGACTGGCAAATGAGTAACTCCATCACCCCACCACCGGAACTGGTGGAACAGTGGCATTCCAACTCACCTCTTGATCGAGGTTTAACTCTTGCCACCCAAGCAGCACAATGGGGCGCCGACCAAGAGTTACTGGCTTGCGGAAATTACCTCAAGAAATGTGCTCAGTGGGAAGAGGAAGACGTGACTGAGTTTTACAATTACCGCCGTCCCAAGCCACCAAGCTTGAAGGAGCAAGCGTTGGAGCAACTTGAATCCGTCCAATGTTTGCTCGACATGCACAATCTGCGATCAGACACAATCCGCCGCGCCCTGGAGGGTGAATGAACCTTGTCTTTGACCTAGAGACTGATGGACTAATCAATGATGCTACCTGTATCCACTGTATTGGCATCTATGACCTTGAAACCAAAGAGACTTATGTCTTCAATGATCAAGGTAGTGAGCAGCCAATCACGAAAGGTGTACAGCTTCTTGAGGACGCCACTAACCTTGTGGGCCATAACATTATCGGCTACGACCTTCCTGTGCTCCGTAAGCTCTATCCTTGGTTTACCCCCAACGCTAGGGTTGTGGATACTTTGGTTCTCAGTCGCATTTATCACGCTGACATGTTGAAGACCGATCAGAAGCGTAGGTGGAAGGATATGCCACCACAACTTCAAGGACGCCACTCACTGGAGTCCTATGGTTATAGGTTAGGCGAGTACAAGGGTGAGTTTGGTAAGGACACTGATTGGAAGCACTGGTCACAAGAGATGCAAGATTATTGTTTACAAGACGTACAAGTAACACAGAAGTTATGGCAACACTTCCATCCATACCTGACTTCATCCAACTAGAACATGATGTCGCAACAATCCTCACCAGCCAAGAATTACATGGATGGTACTTTGACGAAGATGCTGCACGGGAACTTGCACAAGCTCTCTATTCCGAGCTTGATGGCCTTAATCGTGTACTACGGAAGCGGTACCCTTACGTTGCAGGACGCGAATTTACTCCGAAGAGATCTAACAGAACCACAGGTTATGTAGGTGGTGCTACTGTAACAAAGCTAAAGGAGTTTAGCCCTACCAGTCGTGATCACATTGCATGGGTCATGAAGAACCTACACGGCTGGGTACCTGATAAAGAGACAGCAAGTGGCAAGACTGCCATTGATGAAACTGTTCTCAAAGATATCGGTACAGAAGAGGCACTGCAGTTCTTCCGTTGCCTTGAGTTAACTAAGCAGCTTGGTATGTTGTCTGAGGGCAAGAATGCTTGGCTTAAGCTGACCAAAGGTAATCGTATTCACCACCACTGTTCGGTTGCTACTAACACCCACAGATGTGCACACCGTAATCCTAACCTTGCACAGGTCCCGAGTGATCTTAACTTCAGGAAGTTGTTCACTGCGAGCCCTGGTATGGTCATGGTTGGTGCTGACCTAGCGGGGATTGAGCTTAGAATGCTCGCACACTATCTTGCTCGATATGATGGAGGCAGGTACGGAGACGTACTCCTCAACGGTGACATTCACCAAGAGAATGCGGATAAGATAGGCATCTCACGTCGACTTGTCAAGACTGTTACCTATGCGTTTCTGTATGGTGCAGGCGATCAAAAGATAGGACTTAGTTATGACCAAAGCCTTTCCCCGAACAAGGCAAAAGAAAAGGGGGCAGAGATACGAGCTGCTTATGTTGCTGCCATTGACGGCTTGGATAGTCTTCTTACCGCTGTTCGTCAAGCAGGTGAGCGAGGCTTTATCCGGTCCATAGATACACGTAAGATCTCTGTGGATAGCCCACACAAGGCTCTCAACTACTTGCTCCAATCAGGTGCAGGTGTTGTAGCTAAGCGGTGGATGGTTATCGCTAACGATACTTTCTTCCATAATCACACTCATCAACTTGCATTTATTCATGACGAGTTGCAATGGGAAACCACACCAGATGCTGCTGAGATTCTCAAGCTTCACCTGGAAGAGTCAGCTATAGCTGCTGGCCAATACTACAATCTCCGAATACCTATCGCTGCCGAAGGTAAGATCGGATCCACCTGGGCAGATGTACACTGATGACTGATCTAGAGAAAGAACTCTATTTTGTCGTCTCGGAGTGGTGGGATGACGTATTCTCCACAGCCGTAAGAGAAGGCAGGGTAGATGATGTACAAAAACTTGTGATGATGTACAAAAACTTGTAAAACAAATCCTTGAAGTAAAAAAATGGCAACCAAATCTAAAACCGCACTGGGACGTGTTGAGTTCAAGTCCCGTGCTAAATACAAACGTACCCGTCAAGGCAACGGTACTCGCTCACTCCCATCTCATGGACGCAAGCTTCGTCGAGGACAAGGCAAATGACGTACCACGGTGATAAACAAGAGGAAGCTTTTGTAGAGTGGTTTAATGATGATTACGGTAAGTTCTCACTTAAATCGGAAGCCTTTTTTAGTGACTGCCTAGTTGGAGACGAAAAAACCAGGCAAGACATACTATACAAATGGGTGACAGCTGCATTTATGGCAGGATACCAAGAGGGCAGTAAATGAGTCTTCTAATTGACGCCGACTTTATTGTTTACAAGTGTTGTGCAGGAGCTGAAACAGAGATCGACTTTGGAGAAGACCTCATCGTTGTTACCTCCAACTTCAAAGAAGCCTACGAGTATGTCGAGCGAGAGTTATACAACATCGCAACAGACCTTGGATGCTTCGATGATTCTATTTTGTTCTTTTCTGATTCTGTCAACTTTCGTAAATCTATTGATCCAGCGTATAAGGGACATAGAAACCGAAAGAAACCGTGCGGCTACAAAAGGGTCATCAACAAACTCAAGGAAGAGTATCCCGTTGTTGTGATGCCTACACTAGAGGCTGATGATGCCCTGGGTATCTACGCCACTAAAGAGCCCGGACACATCCTTTGCAGCCCCGACAAGGACATGCGACAGATCCCTGGGCAGCTCTATGACCTTACTGATGGGGTGCTTACTGTAGAGCCTGAGGAAGGCCGTAGATGGCACCTCATTCAAACACTAGCTGGTGACCAGACTGATGGTTATGCTGGTGTACCTGGTATTGGTATCAAGCGTGCTGTTGCTTTGTTTGAGAAGGAAGGATATACCTGGGATACAGTAGTGAAAGCATTCGCTGAGAAGGATCTTGGAGAAGATGTAGCTCTCATGAATGCACGCCTCGCTAAGATTCTACAATGTGATGACTATGATTTCACCAATCAAGAACCAAGACTTTGGTCTCCCGGCTCCAATAGTCGAAATGACAATGGAGCAACAGTTCAAGCTAAAGCAAATTGAAAATGCAT